GAAAATGCTTTTAGAAGGCGACTGGACATCGTTTGAGGGGCAGGCGTTTCCCGAATTTTCAAGAAAAAATCATATCTGTAAGCCATTTCCGATCCCCGACTGGTGGCGCAGATGGATTGGCCATGACCCGGGGTACAATAATCCGTTCGGATGGTACTGGCTGGCTGTATCGCCGGATGGAATTGTTTACATCTATAGAGAATACACGCGGACGCTGCAGGATCCGCAGGTGTTTTATTCTGACCAGGCGGCGAAAGTTGTCGAGTTATCAACATATACCAAAGTTGTAGACGGTGCAGAAGTGCAGGTGCTGGAGGATATCGACTTTATCGTGTCGGGGAAAGATGCCTGGAACAAATCGCGGGAAACTGGAAAGACGTACATTGACTATTACCGTGAGGGGGGTATTCCCTGGGGTTTTGTTGAGGCCATCACCGATAGGAGGCTACGGGCGGCGGTATGGCACGAGTATTTGAAGCCAATTCCGCATCCGGAAATCCCGGGCAAACAAATAGCCAGGGTGCAGATATTTGAGACGTGTACACAACTGATTGAAACTTTGCCGCTGCTTCTCATTGACGAAAACGATGCGGAAAAGGTTGCTGACAACCCGACTACAGATAATCCTTACGATGCTGTAGGATATGGTTTGATAGCTTATCACGTTCATGCGTCTAAGGAACCGGAGAAGCCCAAAACACGGGTGCAGGAGTACAAAGAGAAACTCATGAAAAAGAGGCACCTGCATATCGTGAAGAGGGCGGCTTACAGCTGAACTTTGGTTACCGTCTATTATCGTACCACGAAATCGTACCACGAAGGGGAGCGAGATAATTAATGGCGAAAATAACAATATCCGAATTAAAGAAGATGCCCAAAAGCAAAAAGCTGCGGGTGTATGCCGGCGGCGAGGTTCGGACGGTTACGGCGGGAAGGTTGTTAAAAATGAAACAAAAGGCTTCAAAGAGAAGAAAGAAATGAAATGAAAGGAGAATCCCCGTGAATGACGTAAAAATTTTTCCCTGTCGCTTCGACATTCCCTGCGACGTCCAGGGCTGTATTGCGCCTGCCCGCTGGTTTATCGGCAGGGATACCGGCACTTATTCTTTTCTTTTTAAGCTTTGCGAAAACTGCGTGAAGTCGCTCCTCCAGAACATTCCAAATGAGCTGATGCAGTATGCGCGGATGCCGGAACCTGAGCCGGAGAAAGAAAAAGCGGAATGGGAGGAAGAAGCTTCAGGGGAAACAGAACTAGAAGAAGACAAGAAGTATATCTGCAAGCATTGCGGAGAAATATTTGAAACCACACAGAAATTAGCAGCACACATACGAGTAAGACATAAGTCACCAAAAAGCGGAGAGGAGTGATGCAAAACGGATACAGTAGTTATTTTAGGGCTTATCAATATGTTTTGGGTGATAGTGCTCCTTATTTCCGACAGCCTCCACTGCCGGGAGCGCCGGGAGCTGTACAGCCGCCTCATGGCTAAAGACCTGGCCGACTACATGGCCTGCGAGCGGAGGGAAGTACCGAAAGGCAGGAACTTTGTTCTAAAAAGCCAGAAAAAGCAGCAGGAAGGGGGAGGCTAATGTATTGACAGAAAAGCAAAAAAATAGTAATTTAAAACCTGAAGAGGAAAAATTGATCAGGATTATTAGAGAAACGGGGTACGGTGAAATTTCGTACATTCGGATTAGGGAAGGTAAACCTACACTTGTTGAAGTGAAAAAGACTATAAAACTCGACTGACCCTAGTAGGAAGAACCACAGGGGAAGTTACGGCGAAAGCTGTACTTCCCCTTTTTGTTTGCCCGAAAGAAAGAAGGAATAACCGTGTTAGAAAGCGTTAAGACGGCAATAAAAACCGGACTCGGCAAAATAACGGCCAGGATCAAGCCGTTTGAATACAAAGACGACCTGGTGAATTACGTCAATGAGAAGTTTGAGCGGAGAAGAGCGGAGCGCAGGCCGTTTGAGCTCCAATGGAGGCTGAACATGGCCTTCGTGGACGGCCAGCAGTACCTTGACATAAATTCTGCGCGGCTGGATCTGATGGAAATTCCAAAGCTGTACGATTGGCAGGAGAGAGAGGTTTTTAACCATATTGCTCCTATCGTTGAAACGCGCATCGCCCGGATTTCCAGAATGCAGCCGACATTGAAAACCAGGCCGGCCACGGGCGAACCGGAGGATTTGAGCAGCGCGAAAGTTTCCAACAGGATTCTGAATTACGCTTTGAATGAGTATCTTGATCAGAACAAGCGCTACACCCTCACCCAGTGGCTGGACGTGTGCGGGACCGCTTTTTTGAAAAATATATGGAACGCGAAGAAGGGCCGGGTTGTAGGGGCGACGCTTATCCGGGCGGCGAGCGACGACGCGCCGCGCGAAGAGCGTAAGCCAAAGGAAGAGGATGAAGGCCTGGAAACTGCCGGGAAGAGGATAGCGGAGGAGATTACGCCGGAGTCGGAGGAAGAAGTTGTCGTTGAAAAGCAGGAAAACGGCGTAGTAGCCGGCACTATTCAGCCGATATACGAGGGCGACATCGAACCGGTTGTTGTTCCCTCTTACGAAGTTTTTCCCGATTCTTCCTGGCACCCCACTATGGACGAAGTGAGAAGCATTCTCCACGCCCGGGCTTATCATGTTGACCAGGTTTACGAGTTTTGGGGCGTTCGGGTTGAGCCGGAGCCAGTAGAGAGCTTCAGTCTCCAAAGAGCGGCGACGGGCTTCGGCGGACTAGGGTATAATTTCGGCTCGTTTTACGCCAGGACCGCCAAAATGGAAGGCTATGTCTTGGTGAAGGAGTTATGGGAAAAACCGAGCTTGAGCTGCCCGCAGGGCAGGCTTATCGTGGTTGCGAACGACAAACTCCTTTTTACCGGCCCACTGCCTTATCTTGTGGGCCAGGACGGCGCGCCCGATTTGCCGTTTGTGAAATTTGACGCCATCAGGCGGCCCGGCTGTTTTTGGGGTAGGAGCGTAATAGAGCGGCTGATTCCAGTCCAGCGCCGCTACAATGCCTTGCGGAACCGGAAGGCTGAGTACCTCAACCGTTGCGCCATCGGCCAGTACGTGGTTGAGGAAGGCTCGGTTGACATGGATGATTTAGAGGAAAACGGCGGAGCGCCGGGTTACATACACGTCTACAAAAGGGGTTTTAACTCACCGCAGTATATGCAGAATCCTCCACTGCCGAATGAATTTGAGACCGAAGAAGCGACCCTGTTGAACGAGTTTACAATTATTTCCGGCGTGTCCGAAATAGCTAGGCACTCCGACGCGCCGCCCGGCGTAAAGTCGGGAATTGCCTTGAGCATAGCTGTAGAGCAGGACGACACCCGTTTGAGCCATACCGTCGGAAACATCGAAACGGGGCTTGTACATGCAGGCAAGCAGTGGTTGAGGCTTTACAGGCAGTACGCCACGGAAAAGCGGCTGCATAGAACTGTCGGGTCCGATCTGGAGATTGAACTTATCCAGTGGGACGCTTCCGACATTCGCAGCGACGACGTTGTTATCGAAACTAGCGCGCTGTTGGCCGAGACCCCGGCTCAGCGCAGGCAGATGGTGTTTGACCTGCTTAACGCCGGGTTGTTCAACGACCCGGAAACCGGCAGGTTGACCAAGGAAGGCAGGGCCAAAGTATTTGAACTGCTCCAATTTGGTCACTGGGAATTCACCGAAGACATAGACAAACTTCACATTTCCCGGGCTGAGCGGGAAAACCAGCAGATGGCGCAAGGCGCTTTACCGCTCGTAAAGGACTATGACAGCCACGTTATTCACCTGCAGCGGCATACGAAATTCAGGCTGCAGAGCGAATACGAGCAGCTTAACCAGCAGACCAACAGCGCTGTTGATGAGATATTCAGGCAGCATACCGAAATGCACTTAGCTGCGCTGCAGCGGATGGCGATGGCGCAGCAAATGGCGGCGCAGCCGCAAGCAGAAAACCAGGAGGGATAATTTATGGAAGCGCAGCAAACCCAAGACCAGCAAACGCAAACTCAGGCTACCCAGCAGCCTCAAACCATCGAGGCTTTTTTAGACAAATACCTTAACAATTCGCAGCAGGCGCAGCAGCCGGAGCAGCAGCCGGCGGAAGGAACGGCGGAAGGAACGGAGGTTCAGCCGGAGCAGCAAACGACACAGCAGCCGGAGCAGCAAACGACACAGCAGCCGGAGCAGCAGCCGGATCAGTATATGCAGCATATTCAGACTTTGCAAAGGCAGTTGGATGAGACGCGAAGCTATCTCACAGCGATGTCTCAATTGATAGCCCAGCAACAGCAAATGCAGCAGCCTACTGGTATAGAGCCAATAGAGCCGGAAATAGAAGCGCCGGAAATGGACATACCTGAAGAGCTGCCGGAAGAGTTGCAAAAAGACTTAGAGGAACTTTGGATCGAAAACCCCGCTAAGGCCATGGTAAAACTCAATAAATGGCAGCAGGAACAGGTTTTCAAGAGGCAGCGGGAGCGGGAAATTAGAAGGCAGAGGGAAGAAATGCAGCGCAGGCAGCAGCTTGAGCGGGAGTACGCCCAGGCTTACACCAATCTGATCGCCAAACACGGCCAGCAGTTGGTTGAGCAGCTTGGGCCGAGGATTGACGAAATCATGACCAAAGAAAGGCCGTACCTGCTCAGCCTGCTACCGCAGAACGGTTTAGAGCTTGCTCTTGAGCTGGCGCTGCAGGAGCAGCAAAAGCAGCAGGCGCAAGCATCTGATCCGCTCAGCTTTTTGCAGCAAGCGGAAGTTAAAACAAAACTTAAAGAAGCCTTGAAGGATGAGATTATCAGAGAGTATTTGACCAACCTTAATAAAGGCAATTCGCCGGTTACGATAGCTTCTCAACCGGGCGGGGCGCAGCCCTTGACGCCGCCTCCGGAGAAGCCAAAAACGCTGGAGGAAGCCAAAAGGTTATTGCTAAATTCCAACATTTTACCCGGTTAACTTTGGTTACCGCATAATGACAAACCTTATTTATTAGGAGGGAGATAATCAATGGCTGATAACATTTTAGGAGTGCAGGCAGCGAGCGAAGCGTTAAAACTGTTTTATTTAGATACGCTGCGCTACCAGTTGAACACCGGCGCTACCCCGCTTCTGGCCCAGCTTGAGAGGGACAGCCAGAGCGTGGAAGGGAGCCAGATTGTGATGGCCCTGCGGTACGGCCGCAGCGGGGGTATCGGTTCCGGTAGCGATATAGGGGACCTGCCTACCCCGAACAGCCGAAAAACCAAGCAGGCGAAGTGGGAAACCAAAAACCTTTATGCCAGAATTATGATTTCCGAAAAGACCATCAAAGCGGCCAGGTCGAATAAAGGCGCATTTGCCAACCTTCTCACCCAGGAACTTGACGATATTCTGCAGGACGCGAAAGATAATCTGTCCCGGCAGTGCTTTGGGGACGGCAACGGCATACTGGCCACCATTTCCGCCGTTGCCGGCAATGTGTTGACGTTGACTGCCGGTAGCGTTGACTACTTCGCTGAAGGGATGATGATCGACATCCACAACGGCAGCAACAACACCAAACGCAATTCAGATCCGGTAGAAGTTACGGTAGTAGATGAGGACAACAACAAGATTACCATCAATTCGGTTCCTACAGGCACAGCCGCTAACGACTTTATCTGCGTCCAGAACTCCTATAACCAGGAATTGACCGGTCTTAAAGCCGTGTTTGAGGCTTCCAGTCTTTACGGTATTGACCGCTCAACCAACAAATGGCTCAACGCAAAGCGGATAAACGTTAACGGCGAAATTTCTGAGGTAAAGATTCAGGAGGCCATTGACTGGGCCTTTAAGAAAGCCGGGGCGAATATAAATTTCCTTGTCTGCTCGGATGGGGTGCGCAGGGCTTACCTGTACCTGCTGCAGTCCCAAAAGAGGCAGGTTAACACGTTGGAACTCAAAGGCGGCTGGACTGCTTTAGAGTACGCGGGCGGGCAGAAGCCTATTGGCCTGACGTTCGACCGTTACGCTCCTTCAGGAACGCTGGACGCATTAGATACTGAAGATTGGAAGATGTACGATATGGGCGATTGGGACTGGATGGACAGGGACGGCGCAATTCTGTCTCGGGTGAGCGGCAAGCCTGCTTATGAGGCCGTACTCATCCGCTTCGCCGACCTGGGCTGCCAGCGCCCACGCGGGCAAGTGCGGTTGTACCAGATCCAGGAGCATTAACGAATAATATTGGTGGGGCGCTTACGCCCCGCCAGTTCACTACAAGGGGTGGGAAAATGGCGGACACATATTTGAACGTATGTGGTCGCAGGTTAAAATTAATTGAAACCGGCGACGAAGCAGATATGTTTATCTACGGATCAGCGGTTTACGCCAAAACTGCTTCCGGCCTCTGGCTACCCATAAGCAAGGCTAACCCAATGGCGGTGAGGCTCAGCGACGGCGTAGACGAGGTTGAAGTAGAATCGGATGGTAGTTTGCCCGCTATACTAAAGGGCGGTTCAACATTAACACATTCTGCATTTGCGGTTACGACATCTTCCCAGGAAGTGTTGGCTTCTAATACGGATCGCAAATACGCTTTATTTATAAACGACAGCGATACAACGATTTACCTAAAGGTTGGTGCAGATGCCGCCGTTGGCGAGGGTATTAGGCTGAACGCTAACGGTGGTTCGTATGAGATGAGTGCCGGACTGGGAAATTTGGATACCAGGGCGGTTTACGCGATCCACGGTGGCGCGGAAACGAAGAATTTGCTCATTGTGGAGGGGGAATAATAAAAAATGTTCGGACAATTGATTAACAGAATTGCTCGTTGGAATATTGCGCGAAAAATTGAAAAAGGGAAAATCCCCAGGGGGCGAACTAATTTGCTGCTGCAAAGTTCAAACAAGAGTTCTGCTATGGGCGGTGCCGCGCTTGGGGGAGAAACCCTTCTTGTGGCACGGCATATTAGGGATGGCAAGGTTATTGATACCAGAGAAGTCAGAAACCGATGCGTTACGGATGTTGGGCGAGATGCAATTGTTGACGCATTTACCGGGGATTTTACTTTAAGCAACTTTAATTACCATGACTGCGGTACGGGCACTACTGCCGAGGCCGCGTCTGACACTGCTTTGGAAACCCCGGTTTCGGAAGCACGGGTGACGGGCACGCAGTCCCAGCCGGCGACCGACACGTACCGCAGTGTGGCGACAATAACTTTTTCTAATGCTTATGCGATAACTGAACACGGTCTTTTTTCACAATCAGCGAAGCCTGGTGGTGTTTTGCTGGATAGGACGGTGTTTAGCACGATAAATGTTAGCGCAGGCGATAAGATTGAGTTTACCTTTGAGATAAGTTTTGCATCTGGTGGTTAGGAGGCGTAGTTTATGGCTGTTGGAGATGTTTTTAGCGACTTACAAAGTATCGCTGGTGGTGGATATTTAGACACTCAGCCCCCCGCTGGTACGGAAGTTGTAATTCATAATATTTACCATGAGGCAGAAGCAGAATTGCATTTCTATGATGGTACAAATTCTTTGAAGTTTGATGAAGATAGTGCTGGTGGTGTTTGGGCAGGGTACTTTTTCCATTGTACTAATTCAAAGAGGATACGAGTAAAAAATACAGATGCAACAGCAAGATTGATTGGCTATGACGGGGTGGTTACTAAATGATGGTTAAGTTACTTAACCCGAAAATATCTGTCAAGACCGATAAAGAAATGATGGAGTTTGATAAGAAAATTAGAGAAAAGTACCCTGATTGCGGTTGGAGTTATAGTTATGAGACTGGAGAGTTGACCCTAGAATTGACTATACCAGAGCAGCGGCCAAAAGTTGATGATAGCTTTTTGGAGCAGTTTGGAAAGTTGGTGATTGTTGAAGATGAGAGTCAGGGCACGGAATTTTAAACCGCCATCGGCTTTTGTTAGGCATACCATTACCTATCCAGCTCCTTATGAAAATTTACAAGACACTCCTACGGATTTACCAACTGCTGAACCAGGGACACCACAGATAAGCTATACTGTTGCTTCTGGGGATTTGCCTGTTATATTGCCAAGTTTGCCTGATAATGGTAAGTATGTAGCATATCTAATAGCCGCTGGCAAGAATACTTCTGCTTCCAGCCAGACAGTGTACTTTCGGATGAAGAAAAACGGAGCCAGCATAACGAACGGAAGCAGTAGTGTAAGCGCAGGTTATTTTTATACAAGAATGTTCTGGTTTTTTGATGTTCAACCTGGTGATGTTTTGGAGATTTATCTATGGGCAAGTTCTTCGGAAGTAAATTGGGATTATGAAGCTAGATTTATATATGTAACGAGGATGGGGAGGATAGATGTATTACATAAGGATTTTACGATAGATTTAGGTAGATTGCCTGTGCTAAACCAAGGAAGTCCGTCTTATTCTACCAGTTCTTTTACTTTATTTTTTAATGAAGATATTTATTTATCTTTTACTTATAAAAGAAGCTTTAAGTTTTATTACCCTGAACTTGAGTTTTATAAGTTTGGTACAATAACTCGTGGGGATGAAATAGATTCAAACGATTCATACCAAAGAAATAGTAGTTCTTATAGACCTTATTACTATCGAAATTATGCCCCAACTGAAATATCTTATCGTATTTTGAGGGATGTTTAAATGCTGTCAGAATTAGGTTTGCAGGTATTTACTGTTGTAGATGAGTTTGGCGAAAGGCGCACTGATGGTCTGCTTGAAGATGGCACGAAAGTTGTCGTCATTGGTGAGGGTGGCGTTTATTATCAGAGCGTAGGTGGGGCGGCGATATCTCCTACCGGTATTTTAGATGATGTGGTAACTTTTGTAGAAGTCGTAGGTGACGCTATTCTTACTCCAACAGGCAACTTGGTGAGAGGTATATCGAAGCTGGTTGGTAGTGCTATTCTTACGTCAGCAGGTAGCTTGGTAAGGGGTATATTGAGGCGGATTGGTGAGGCTATTCTTGTGCCGGAAGGAGCCTTGCAAAGTAGTATGTATATATTGGAGAACACTGGTCAGGCACTTCTTACGCCAGCTGGTGTCCTAACTAAGGTAGCTAATTTTGTCGAGGATGTTGGTAGCGCTGTTATAACACCTGTCGGTAGTTTGAGTAAGCTGGTCGGTAAGTTTGTTGGGCAGGCGGTTGTTGCGCCTATTGGAGATGTAGCCAAATGGGTAGCGAAGGCCGTCGGCAGTGCTGTACTGACCCCAGCGGGTGTATTGCTGAAAGGGCTGAAGCATTTCGTAAATGTTGGCGGGGCTGTTTTGGCGCCGGTTGGTGTTGTTAATTCTGTAAAGTACGCAGGGCAGAACCTTACTTTGAGGTTGAATAGGATGTTTCAAAGTTTAAAGAACTTTTTCCACTAACGGGTAAGCGATGCTTTTAACTTTGGTTGCTGCATAATAATACAGCTTTCAGATTGGTGGTTCAAATGACTGAATTTGAATACGAAATAACCCAAAGATTGGCAGATAAACCATACCTGGAACTTGTATTCTCCGACGTTCACGACATAGCCCGGCGCATAAGAGAAGTAGACGACACGTTATTCATTGTGCGGAACCACTGGGCCTGTCGGTTTGAAGTCCACAGCCTGGAGCACCGCCCGAACACCCTGGCCTGGGTGATACCTTACAGGCGGCTTGATGTGAGAACCATTCGCCGGGCCAGGAGGAATAATCTTTTGGTGAGAGGGAAGAAAATCTTTAGGGAGCTGGACAGGAAAAACGAGCGGCTTGAGACCAGCGTAAGGCGCAAAAGAAAAAACGACATGGAAGCGTTAGCGAAGGAAACCAGGCCGTTATTCGCAAAAATGGCGTGGGAAATTTGAAAAGGAGGAATAAACTATGTCCGTAGAAGCCAAATTTGATTGCCCGTCTGAGTTAGTTGATAAGTTGCTTGCTCAATACAACCAGCTTTGCGCCGACGCAGTGGCGTTAAAAGATAAATACAACGCACTTGTGACTCTGGTTAACGAGTTAAAGGCTGATTTGTCGGAACACACCCACGGTGGAGTAGCGGCAGGAAGCGATACCAGCGGAGCGGCGCCGACCATATCTGCCGCCGACGCTCAAACTGCCACTGTATCTGCCGAGCAAGTTGCAAAGATTTAATTTTGATTACCGTACAATGCGAAAGGCAGGCGATGACATTGCCCTTGCGTAAAGGCAGGTCGAAAAAAGTTATTCGTCAGAACATTGGGGAACTTGTTCACAGCTACGAAAAGACCGGCAGAATAGGTAACAGCAGGCCGAAGTCGAAGAAGAAGGCGGTCAAACAGGCCGTGGCGATTGCTTATAAGAAGGCCGGCAGATCGAGGAAATCGAGGAAGAAGAGGTAATTTTTTATGACCGTAGCCGAAATTATTGCGCTCGCCCAAACTTACACAAGCGAACCGGTAACGCCGGACAGCGCCATTGCCTGGCTAAACCAGGCTTTGGTTGAAGAGCTTACGTTTGCCGGGCAGGAAGTTTCCGTAAGCGTTACGGCGAAAAAAGACGCATGGGAAGACCTGCCTTCGGACTGCAGAGAGGTCGTGGAAATTCTCTTAAACGGCGAATCTTACAAAAACGATTACTATATCCGCAACGGTAAGATCAAATTTTCCGACGATGGAAGCTATGAAGTTTACTACAACAAGCCGTTTGCGGTTGCGAGCGATAAAGATACGCCCGGCTGCCACGTTCTTTACCACCCCGGTCTTGCTCTGTATGTGGCGGCCCGGCAGGAAAGCAGCATCGATTTGCTGCTGCAGGCCAGAGACAGGTGGGAAGAAGTGAGGAAGCGGTTGGGAAGGCAGAAGAGGCACGGCGCAAGGAAAGTTAAGGCCAAAATCTGGCGATAGCAGGAGGTGGTAAACTTATGACCGGTCAGCAGATTATTGAGGCCGCAATGGGGCTTACAAATGAGACCTATGACGAGTCCACCTGGTTGAACTGGATAAATTTCTGCCTGGATGATTTATCCCAGGTGGCGTACCGGCCCGGAAGGAAAGAAGTCGCTTTAACGGCTGATACTTATGAGTATGACGTACCGAGCGACATCCAGGAAATATTCGGCTGCGTTATCAAAAAGCAGGACGGCGCGCTTGTGCCGATTAGACAGTTAAACCCGCTGGATACGTACTCCACGGGCTGGAAGCTGCAGGATAAGATCATTCTGCAGAAAATTGACTTTACAACCGGCGATACTCTTGTGGTAAGCTGCTACACTAATTTTGCCCATTTGGCCAGCGTCAACGAAACTCCCGAGCTTGAAGAGCAGTACCATGAGCTTATCGTTCTCTACTTGGCCAGCCGGAGCCAGCAGAAGGAAGAGGAGTTGGAAGAGCGGGTCGATTTCTACAAGGAATACCTGGACAGGCGGGCGCAGTACGCCGAGATCCGCAAGCGCCAGGCCGAATCTTGGAGGAGAAGCGTGAGAAGGGCGATGAAGTGAAGTGAGGTAATTATAT